CCAGCGGTGCTCCTGGCACGGTGTCCTCCTTCGGATTGCTCAACAAGACGCAAATCGACAACTACGCAAAGGAGATCCAGGAAAAGCTCTACGGCAACGACGTGGTGGGCATCAGAGGGCTCGACAAGGTGCAAGTTGTGAGCCAGACGAGCCAACAACTCCAGCTGCTTGAGAGCCGTGGCTTCGAGGTGGGCGAAATTGCCAGGATACTGGGCATCCCTCGCATCATGATGATGGAGGAACAGGGCAGCAACTACAAGATGCCTGAGCATGCCACACAGGAATTCCTGCTTCGCACCATCCAGCCGCGCATCCGCAAGCATGAGGATGAGCTCAACTCGAAGCTGTTGCGTCCTGAGGACTTCGGCAAACGACGCATCCACGTCTGTGAACTTCCTTTGCGCCGACTCGACGCGAAGGGACAGGCAGAGATCGACAAGCTGCACCTCGAATGCGGCTGGAGCCCGAACGAGATCCGCGCTGCCTACGACCTGCCCAGCATTCCCGATGGCGACGCTCACTATGTATCCACCAACCTTGCAGAGGTCGGAAGCGACAAGCTCAGAAGCAATGGCGGTGGCAGACCGGCAGAGACGCAAGAACCTGCCGCCGGTGAGCAGTAAACCCCCTATTCACTTGCACACGATATATAGCACAAATTTCAGTACAACAATGGATGAAAAAAGAGAGATCAGAAGCATTGAATGCCAGCTTGCCGTTAGAGAGGCTGGCACGGATGCGCAGGGCGTCGAAAGCAGAACCATCGTCGGACGCGCCATCGTCTTCAATACCGAGTCAGAGGTATTGGATGACTGGGGAATGCGATTCAGAGAGGTCATCCTTCCCGAAGCCTGCACAGAAGAATGGTTGCAGACGCAGGACATCAAAATGAACCTCCTGCACGACCGCGACATGACTCTTGCCCGATGCAACAAGGGTGCTGCCAACTCATCCCTCCGACTGTCGGTTGACAGCCAGGGAGTAAACTTCGAGTTTGAGGCACCACGCTGTGACATCGGCGATCGCGCCCTGGCACTCGTTCGCTCAGGCGTGTACTCTGGTTGTTCATTTGAGTTCTACCCTCAGGACTACGACGTGGAAGAACATGCAGACCGCAGCGTGACCATCACGCACAGAAAGTTCCAAGCCATCACCGCCCTGACAATCGGAATGGACCCTGCCTATAGCACCACCAGCGTCAACGCACGCGAGCTGTACGACAACACACCATCCGGGAAGGCCGACAAGGAAGCAGAACGTGCTGCCCAGGAAAAGGCAGAACGTGAGGCGAAGGAAAGCATTGAGCGCGAGATGAAACGCCGTGCTGCACACCTGCAACAGCTCCACAGATTCGATGAAACTTTGGAAAACGATTTTTAATAACTTCTTTAACTTTTTCGAGAATGTCAAAGAAAACTTTTGAACAGCTCCGTGAGCAGCGTCTGGCTGCCAACGAGAAGCTCGGCGACATCTATGTGAAAGCCGCCAACCGTGAACTGACAAGCGAGGAGCAGATGGAAGTCACCAACCTCACACGCGAGATCGAGATGTGTGAGCGTGAGATGAAGGGCATCAACCTCGAAGTTTCTAACCAACAGGCTACCGCCCACCGTGCACTCGCTCAGAAGGGTGAGCAGTTCCGTGAGATGCTGAAAGCCGTTCGCAACGGCAAGGCAGACCGTGAGATCCTGCTTCGTCCCGATGGTGACGGCAATGTGACTGCAAACATCACTGCTTCTGGTGCCATCAACCTCTCCATCCACGAGATGATCCCCACCTTGCATGAAGGTCTGGGACTTCCCGAAGGTCTCCGCATGGTGACCGGTGTGACCGGCAACGAGGTGTGGCCTGTATCTATCAACGATGTCGAGATGGAAGAGCCCGGTGAGGTGGAGGCCCTGACTGATCAGGTGCTTGACTTCGCCAGCATCACTCCCACCGCTTACCGTGTAGGCCTGACTGTTCCCGTCAGCAACATGGCCATCGACAACGCTGCTTTCGACCTCATGGCCTTCGTTCAGACCAAGTTTGGCATCGCTATGCGCATCTACTTGGCCAAGAAGATCTACTCTCAGGCATCTTGGCTCAAGAACAAGGGTCCGTTCGGTGGTGCTACTCCCAAGGAAATCGTGCTCGGAGCTGACGCTTATGCCAACATCCTGCAAGCTGTTGCTGAGTTCAGCGACAAGGGCTTCTATGAGGGCAACGTCTGCATCTCTATGGACCGTGTGACCGAGGCCGCACTCAAGGCCACCCCGAAGATTGCTGGTGCTGCTGGTGGCTTCGTGATCGAGAACGGCCTCTGCGCAGGCTATCCCTACACCGTGTCTCACTTCGTGAACACTACGCTCAACTCTGCCAACCAGTTGGTGAATACTGCCGACCGCTACATCGAGATCGGTTACTGGGAGTGGTTTGCTCTTCAGCAGCATGGAGAGGTTCGCCTCACCATCGACGCTACATCTCAGGCCGTGGCTAAGAAGAACATCACAGCCATCACCCTGAACTCGGCCATCTCTATGACCGACCTCTCGAAGTACATCAATGGTGCTAACAACACCACTCAGGCATTCGCCTTGTACAAGATCGTAGAGGCTGAGCCCACCACCGCCTAAACTCTCTCACGCTCTTCTTGGACTTCATAGTTCCAGGCTCCGACGGGTGGAGATGAATGCCCATCCTGTCGGAGCTTTCCGAAGAGTTCAATCTTAAAACATGTCACAGTATGAGCCTGAAGACTGACATCATCTTTGTGAAGGCCCTTGAGAGCAACACCGATCTCATGGCTTCGCTGCCGGCTAAAGACGTTTACAACACGTCGATAGCGGTGCCTGACTATGATCTTGACAATGCGCCAATCCCTTACATCGTCGTGAGCTTCGACGGAATGCAGAACGAGGACGCGACCAAGGACGGCAGCTACGAAGGTGAGACAGATCGCGTCCAGATCAGCGTCGAGGTGGTGGCAAAGACACGTCCACAGCTGTGCGACCTCGCAACAGCCGTCCGGGAGACCATCAAGGAGTTTTTCGAGGATGCGCAACCAACTGACGATGACTACGAGCTTGTGCCACTGGACTACACGCTCACGGCTCAGGCTGTCAACTATGACAGTGACAACCCCTGTTACTGGCAGATCCTGAGCTACAACTGTGATACTAACGTTTAAAATCTTGAGACTATGGCAACTTTAAAAGGTGAGAACTTTCGTGTATTTGTGGGCACGGCTCCTGTGGGGAAGGCCACGAACTGTGTCGTGACGCTCACGAACAATACTGACGACCTCGCTACAAAAGACGATGTTGGCATGTCATCGAAGCCCACAACGGTGTCCAAGACCTGGCAGGTTCAGGTGGACGCTTTGGAGACTGATGACATCCAGAGTCTTTTAGGCGCGATCAAAAGTCGCACCCTGCTGACTGTCTATTTCGATGAAACCAACACGACCAACAACACCACTCCTTTGGAGGCTGATTTTGGCCGCACTGGTTCTGCTTACCTGACTGACGCTTCCTTCGTTTTCAACGATCGTGAATATACGACCAAGAGTCTTACGTTCACCGGTGTCGGCGCACTTGAGAAATTTACCTAATACATTACGACTATGGCTTTGAAAAAAGGACAATATATCAGGTTATTCCTGGGTGATGACAACACGACAACACCCACCAAGTGCATCGCAGCCGCTAAAAACTTGACCCTTCATGTGTCTGCGACCGTGGAATCTGCATCAACAAAGGATACTGACGAAGGAGACTGGGATGTTCCTGAGATCACCGCCATCAACTACGACATTTCGAGCTCTGCTCTGATCCGTAGTGGTGAGACCATCGAATCGCTTGTTGGAGCACAGGAACTGGCAGACATCGAAGACATCTACGAGGATGGAACGCCTGTCATGTGGCAGATCGCTGAAGTGAGTGGTGACAACAACCGTACCAAGGGCACTGTCCTGGTATATGGAAGTGCCACGCTGACACAGTTGGTCATGAATGGCCCAAACAGGCAAAATGCAACATACGATGTGACCCTTCAGGGCTGGGGTATCTATTCTGTTTAATTACTATTTTTCCAAGTTCGCCGGCCATCAGCTTTCTTTCATTGCATGAGGCTGGCGGACTTTTTACCAATGAACGAAAGCACTCTTATTGTATCCATGACAACATGGCCACCGCGCGCATACGCTGCCGAACAAGCCATGTGGTCGATCGTCTCACAGCAGCACGACGCACCCGTTCACTATGTCTTGGCACTGAGCAAGGATGAGTGGAACTATGACGGCTGCCATCGTAAGCTGCCATCACCCGACACGCTGCTTCAAAAGATGAAGTTCATGGGCGTGGAGGTGATCTGGGACGATGGCAACACCAAAAGCCACAAAAAGCTCATGCCGGCTTTGGAGCGATACCCTGACAACGCGATCCTGGTTGTGGACGACGACGTGATGCAGCACGATGGATGGTTGCAGACCTTCATCAACGACCATCGCGAACATCCCACCGACATCATCTATGGTGTATCAACCAGCCGCGTGGAGATCGTCAAGGGCTCCATCGTGGAAGGACCGCGTGACATCTATGTGAACCCAGGGCGTGTGACTCGCAACGAGAAACCAGCAAATGGTGCCTCAGGAACGCTCTACCCTGCCCACACATTCACCGATGCCAGGTTCTTCAATCGTGCGCTCTACATGAACCTGACACCCACCTCTGACGAGACATGGCAGTGGGCGTGGGCTGTGATGACCGGGAAGACATACCGGTGCCTGAGCAAGCACAACATGCCCATCCACAGCAACGCTGATCAGCGAGTGGCACTCTGGCACACCAACCGCGTGCGTTACAACACCTATCACAACGACATCGCCAGGTTGTTCCCTGAATACAAAGAGATGCTTGAGAAATTAATCACGAACCAATCATAAAGGAACTATGACCGAGAAAACAATCACCATCTGCGGCAAGGATGTGAAAATCCGCTATTGTGCTGCAACAGAGACAGGCTTCGAACAGATGTCAGGCAGAGGCATCGAGGTGTTCTCACCTACGTTCGGGAAGGACAAGGAAGGCAACACCATCATCAAAGAGAAGCCTGAGGCCGTCATGGACGACTATTTGAAGCTGGGTGCCAGTGCCATCGTCGCTGCCTATCTGAAGGACGGCAAGGAGCCTCCCATCTCAGCCGATGAGATCCTCTTCGAGGCATCGCCTCAGGACATCTCAACGCTCATCACGGAAGTGGTCAACCTTCGCAACGAATGGTATGCCATCCCCAGTGTTGTAAAACCTGAGATGGAAGAAAAAGAAGGGGAGGACGAAGGAAAAAACGCATAACGGCCCACGAACGCTTTCAGGAAGTCGTGGGCGAAATAGGACGCGATCGGCATGAATATCTCTACGACATGATGTTCTGGGAGATATTGCTGATCCAACGCGGATACCGGCACCGCCATGTGCTTCAATACCAACTGGAGCGACTGGCTGCCTATGGCTCGTTTTTCTGCATGTCCGGAACCAAGCAGCTGCCTTTTGAATGGCTGCCACTCTACTTCGATAGATACATCAGCGGTAACGAACCAAAAAAGAATCTATCTATTGAAGAACAGGAAGACCTGATGGCCGACATCGCTGCATTCAATGCGGATGTCGAAAGGAAGATGGCTGCCGACAAACCGTAAACCTCTGCAATAAAAGCAGAGGTTTTTATATGAATGCACCTATAGATGTCACATTGAAAGACGGCGATGCCCAGCTCAAGGCGTTTGCCCGGCTGCTGGTCGAGAACAAGGAGACACGCGCACGATTGAAAAAGTCGTTGCGCACTATCATCAAGCGTGCTCGGAAGAACATCGCAAATGACGTTCATTCATCCCTACAAAACGACCCACGCAAGGCGTACAAAGCCGTCAAGCATTCGATCTACAAAAGCATCCTGGGTGGTAACGTCAGCATCCTGGCTGCACGCAAGGCTGGTCCCAAGTACAAGCTGATCGTAGAACGCAAGCTGGACCAGAACCCAAACCAGCGTGGAGGCAACCGCCGTCCGCGTAGTCAGAGAACAGAACAGGTTGACACATACTACGGAAAAGACCGTGGTTTCATCCTCCGCTTCTTAAATGCAGGAACTGATCAACGCATGACAAAATATGGCAACCGTGGTTCCATACCAGCCGGGAACCAGTTTGAGAGATCGGCCACATGGCAGATGGACAGCGCGGCAGAAGAGTTCGCCAACTCGATGGCAACAGAGCTCGAAGCAGCATACGAAGGAAAATAAAAACTGAAGAAATATGGCAAAAGCGCAAACGATAGTAAAACTGACCGCCGAGACCAACGACTATGAGAAAAAGATGCGTCAGGCGACGAAGAGCTTCAACGACTTCATGAAGGGCGTGGGGCTCTCACCGGCGAAGCTCAATGCAATGGCCGTTGCCATCGGTGCGACCACAGCAGCCATGAAGGTGGCAAAGGATGCCTTCATGTACAATGAGAAGCAGCTGGACGAATGGGGGCGTACGGTGGCTGCTGCAAAAGGTGTTTATGAAGGATTCCTCAATGCCATCAATACTGGTGATATTAGCGGATTCCTGAGTAATATCAGCGCAATTCAAAAAGCCGCACGCGACGCTTACGATGCGCTTGATGAACTTGCCACATTCAACGCATTCAACAAAGCAAACATTGCCGGTGCAAGGGCAGATTTCACGGGGTCTGTTGCTGATTATCGAGAGGGAACTGGCAGCAAGGAAAGCGTCAAAGCGGCTGGTGAGGCACTCATCAAAGAACTTGAGACAAAGCAGAAGTTGCAGATGGAAGCCTACACAAAGACCATCGGGCTTGTAGCTGGGAAAAGAGGTGTAAATGCAGACGACCTTCTAAAAGTGATGACTGGTTCTTGGGGTAGTTTTAAAGAACTAAAAGACACAAAACTTACAGGAAGCCGAATGGTTTCCTATAGTGGTGGAATGTTTGGCGGTGGCGGCTCCTATATTGTGGCAGCTCCAAACAACGAACGAGAGAGACTGGCTCAAGCCGTTCAGCAACTGAATGACACAGAAATAGACAACTTCCAATCTCTTGCCGAGTCTGCAAAAATGACGCAGGTGGAGATCAACAACCAGCGCAAGATGATGGCCCGTATTTTGAACGGGAACACCGGCGGTGGTGGTGGTGGTGGACGCGGCGGTGGCGGTGGTGGAAACAACATCACCTATGCGTCTGACAGCATCGCAGCGCAAGAGAAGCTGATTCAAGACTTAACAAAAGCATGGCGCGAAGCGAGTGCGGAATTTCGTGCAGGGTATCTGAAGCAGCTCAAGGAGGCTGAGAGTGTCCTCGAAGACATGAAGAACCCGATGGGCCAGCTACCAAAACCAACAGGCGAACAGTTGGAAAGTATTGGTCTGAACAAGAACCTGCTTGCCGGTGCCACCTTTGCCGACCTGAAAGAAGGAAGGTTCACTGTGCCAACCGAAGAATTGGCTCGTAAGTTTGTAGAAGCTCGATTGAAAGATAAAGACATGCCGTATCTGCATCGTACAGAAGACGGTTTTACTTACGTTAGCGGACGCGAACTTGCAGATGGTATGGCAAGTGCAATGTCTGGTATCACATCCAGCATCGAACAGCTGGGAATTGACATCCCAGATGGCTTCAAGACTGTCATCAGCGCAATGCAAGGTATCAGCACCATATTGACTGCCATCAATACGACGCTTGCTATTATGAAGGCTATTGATTCCGCAGACTTCTTCAAGCCACTTGCCACTGGTGGTATCGTGAGGGCAGCTGGTGGATACTTTGTTCCTGGCAATTACAATTCCGGGGACCTCGTACCGGCATTGCTGAACAGTGGCGAATTAGTGCTTAATCGTGCGCAGCAAGGCAATTTGGCAAGCCAACTCCAGAACCCGATGGGCAACATGAACCTCACGGCTTCGTTGTCAGGTGAGACCATCACGCTGGCTGTGAAGGCTGGGAACCTACGTCGTGGGCGTGGGGAATATGTAACATCTAAGACGAAATCGTATGGCTACAACTTGGACGCTTAATTTTCTATCGCTGACCGACGTACAATGCACGTTGACCATCACCACAAGCAGTGGATCGGGAAGCCACACACTGACCGGTGCAGACGTTCCGTTTGTGATGAACGAGAACGACAGCACGTCTCTGCTCGATGTGGTGCGCTCACGTTCTGGTGTCATCCGCTTGGTGGAGACTGTATATGGAGAGCTCGACGGCCTGCGTCCCACCACCAACATGTCGCACAGGGTGCAGTTCACCTATGGCAGCAGCCTCCAGTTCGATGGATACATCCAACCATCTGACTACGAAAGCGAGTGGGTTGCTGCACCTCGCGTCTTGGAGTTCCCGGTTGCATCAAAGGTGATGTTGGCCGATTCGGTTAACTTCCCTACCTATGTGGAACCCGAATATATCACCATCAGAGATGTGATCGAGACCATCTGTGGACAGCTGGGCATCGAATACTTTACCTATCCTCAGGCGACATCTTTGACATCAGAGATTAACTCCCTGGTCATCGTTCCGTTCAACTCGCAGTTCCCGTCTGATCGTGCGAACGAAGAGATATGGGCACCTCGTTCGCTGCTCTATGGCATAGAAGGCATTTGCCGTGCTTACGGCTGGATATGCTTCGACGAGCCAAACAACCTTGTGTTTGTGCCTGCCAAAAGACCTGCCAGCAATACGGTGTACAGGAAGGTGAAGGTGTCAACTGGCACAGCTTCGCAAATCTACATCGACAGCGTGAACCTGAACAACTACACGCTTCTGAGCGATTCAGGCACAGAGTCCATCATCCTTCCTTTGAACAAGGTTGAAATAAAATACGATGGTGAGTTCCCGACTTCCAGGCTGCCATTTGACCATTGCAAATTTACAAACGTCATTGCACCTACTGGAACTTTCGGAAACCTTCCTGAAGATCGTTTTTCGTGTGGATTCCTTTCGCTTCAGACCAATGAGATAGAAGGACCAATCTATGACGACAACTACATCAGCAACGATGAGCTTCGCGACTATGGTGCCTACATGGTGAGTGGTGGCATGGGTGATGACCTGACAGAGCAGATTCTCATCAAGATGGCATTGAGCTGGGCAGGTGCCGGTGTGATATGGACGTTCAACTTCTACGACCACCCGGTGGGAGACTGTATCATGAGGATGAAATGGAAGTGGGCGAACGACCAGAAGCTGTCGCACCTCGGAACACCTGCAAGAGGACTGGGAATGTCAATCACATGGGCAATAAAAGTTGATTGTGGTGACCTTCACTATACTGGAAATGGAGCTTATCCGTGGTGGACATCAAACATCAGCCCAAGTTACGATTATCAGATGGATGTTCCTTTGAAGGACAATGGAGAAGTCGAGTTCTACATCCACCAATGTCCCGTCACCGGTCCGTTGTCAATCGGCCTGTCACTCCCACTCAGAACAGGTGAGGGGCTGATCAACAACTGTGGCATCGTGGATGGTGACCTGTTCTCCATCGAGTCGGTGACCATCGAACCGGCAAAGATGCGCTTCGACAAGTATCGGGAAGCAAAGAACAAAAGTGACATTGTCGAAAACAGCACGGTGGCACCCTATGATGCTTCAGTGACATTTCCAATGACCTTCTGGCGTGGAAATAACCACTTCATCAGCGAATCAACCGACGCAGCTGTGCAATCAGGCAAGCCCGACATGTCGCACATGTTCGTGACACGCCATTGCGTCAAGCCTGATCTCCGGTTCCAAGAGTCGAACTTCCACATCGACGAATATGAGCTGGACGGCATCGACTACCGAATCATTGGTTACTCACTCGACCCAATCAATGACAAATTTACACCAATCCTTTTAGAGTTAGAATAATATGGCATTACACGGAGGCAAAATAATTGTAGGAAAAAAGAGTGGCACCAGCTATGTGACAGCTGTGGCAGCCGCGAAGAGCTGTGAGATTGAGTCAAGTTGCGACAGCATTCCAGTGAGCGCACCAAACATTTCGAATGGTAGCTGGCAGCATGTCATAGCTGGCAGGAAAGCATGGCGTGTGACTGTCAATGCACTGGTGTCGAATGTGGAGCAGATCCTGGTTGCCGGTGATGATGTCGAGCTAAAGATCTACAACGCCGACGTGTCCAGCGATTATGTGACCGGTGATGCCATCGTGTCATCATGTCGTGTGACTGGCACCCTGTTCAACCTTGCTCAGATGTCAGTCACCTTCGAAGGCAATGGGCCGCTCACGAACACATAGAATGATGGCAGCTGTCACACCTATACTCTGACGGCCTTACATGCCACATGTGAGGCCTTTACATGCCACACCTGAGGGGCTTACATGATACATGTGAAAGAACCTTATTTTCGGTGCAAATCGCACGAAACGGCAGAATTTTCGGTGCAAATCGCATGAAATGGCAGAAATTTCGGTGCAAATCGAACTGAAATCACGCTCCTGGTTCCTCCAGTAAGAGCTCTGCAACCTTCTTGAAGTCGTTGTGAACCGACTCAGCCATCACCTTCGCGTAGCGTTGCGTTTGTTTGACGTTAGTGTGACCCAACATCGCACTAACGTTTTCTATTTTGGCACCATGCTTCAGCATCATCGTGGCAAAGGTGTGACGCGCCATGTGGCTGGTCAGGTTCTTCGTCAACCCCAGCATCTCACCCATCGCTTTGAGCAGCACATTATAGTGGTTGTTGTTGATCACAGGCAGTTGCATGTTGTATCGCTTCAGAACAGACACAACCGGTGGCAACAGCTCACTCACGAAGGGGACACCCGTTTTGATGCGCTCACCATTATGCACCCACACGCCATCCTCTTCATGGTAGTCACGGATGTCGAAGGCCACCATGTCGCCGAAAGCAAAACCGGTGTATGCCTGGAAGACAAACAGATCGCGCACAACAGTCATCGTGCTGCCTGGTGTGGGTGTGCAATGCTCGATGATGGAGAGCTCTTGCTGTGTGAGATATTCGACTGTCTCCCGGTCACCACGATTGAACTGTCCACGCAGGCGGTCGTATGGATTGGCAGCCAGCTTGTCGAACAGGACAGCGTTGTTCAACAACTTCTTCAGGCATTTGTGGTAGTTCCACACACAGCCATCGCTGATCTTGGGAGCCTCGATGCCAGCCATCACGTCGGCCTGCTTCTGCTTTGTTGGCAGCTGGTGCAGCCATGAGTCGAACAGATATATCTTTTCTGTGGTCAGATCACTCCAGGTTCTGATGCCACCCCACTCGTTCAGACGTGCCATCAGGGTGCGATAGTGCCTCTTGGTTCCTTCACTGATGGTCATCACAGGTATTTGCGTTTCGCACCAGTCAAGGAAGGCCGTGCCACTCTCTGCTCCATCGTCCCACACCTTGCGCCTGATCTCAGCTGACACGATCGGCCTGCCTTCTTCCAGACAGTTGTTCACTTCAGCCTCGATCTTGTCACGGATGATGTTGATGCGTCGCTCAAACTCTGCCCACCCTGGCATGTCGGCGATCTTGCCAGACACCCACAGGTTCTTCTTCACCCTAAGTCCGGTGTTGATATAATACGATCGCCGGTTGGCGGTCACGCGAACCTCCAACGGCCCTTCTTCATTGTTCTTCGTCCGGCCACGATGGTCGAACACAATCTTAGTCGTTATCATAGCTTTGTTTTTGAATGTTGTTTACCCAGTGGGAAAACATGGGGAAACATTTGGTTAAATTTCGATGTACTAAAACGTACAAACTCCCACACATTCGCACTCAATTTCTTTTTCACGGCATCCTATCCTTTCCTTCTATCCATTGGGAAAACCCCGTTTTTACGAGGTTTCCCACGAATGAAACAAGTGATCCCGTTGGGATTTAGTGTGAGTTTGGGATGATGTACTATTTACTCATGTTTTCTCATTTGCATTTCAAAATGGGGAAACATTTTTACTTTTCAGCGGCCTTAGTGCCGCTTTTTTTGTTTAGTTCCCTGATGGCTCTGTTGAGCCGTGTGACAGTCTGCTGGAGGTCAGCTCTGACGGCTTTGACTTCATTGAGTTCTTCACGGAGTGATGCACGGAGATCGTCAACGAGTCGGATGCGCTGTGCATAGAGTTCCACCATGTCGGCGGTCGGTCTGACGTTTTCAGTCGTTTGGGGTGAGTGTGGACGCTCCATCAGCAGCACCCCCCGACCTGTGAGCAGATAATCAAGGCTGAACACGCCAGGGAATGTCTTGCAGATGTTTTCAAACAATCGGTCAGTCAGATACGACCCATTGCCGTTCATTGCAAGAGTGATTGCGTTCCTTGAATAGTTGATTGCGGATGCAAAGTCTGTTTGCGTGTGGATGTTTTTATATCTTCGCAGATATTCATATACTTCCTTCAATCTTTCTTTTCTTTCTTTCATCAAATATAGCACTTATGTTTTAATAATTGTTAATATAGAGCATTTTTGTTTTATTTTATTCTTGACTTTTAGCAAAATTGTTTTATATTTGCAGTCGAATAATAAATAAATAACGTTTGAGTTTAGAGCCATTTGACGATGTAAGGCTATCACTAACCTATAAACCGCCATAATAGAGTGCAAAAATAAGGCTTTTCGCCCGAACATCTTACAAAATAGTAATATAATTAATAAAGTTTAGCAAAAATGCCAAAGGAAAAAGTTACACGAAAGGCTTTGCGTAACATGCTTGTAGGGCAGACGCGAACGTTTTCCATTGACCCTGTGCGCTTGATCAACAGCGCGCGAGTCATGTGCAACCAGCTCAAGAACGAAGAGGGGTTGACGTACATCGTGCATCCTGAGTACGACATTAAGATTGTGAGCATCACCAGAACAAAATGACTATGAAGTTCGACAAGGAGACACGGGAGGCGATCAGGAAGGCTGTGCAGGACAGCATGGCAGAAGCCATGATGACGTATGAAGAGCGGTGGCTGACAAGTGACCAGCTGCTGGCACAGTTCGGCATGATCTCGAAGGACTGGCTTCGCCGTAATGGATGGAGGCTGCCACGCGGACGCATGGAGCTTCCAGATGAGCACGGGAAGATCAGGACACAATGGGCGTACCCACAACACAGAATCGCCCAGCTGATACATGAGGAAGGTTTGAGAGTTTAAACAGGACAGGCCGGGTGGCAATAGGAGCGTCAACAATTTTCTTTTAGTCAATAATCTCGCAGAATGTGCGTGGGTTCGAATCCCACCCCGGCCACAAACAAAATAGTTCTTTGACTTACTGGCACACTACCCCATCATAGCGAAACGCATTGTGAAGGAAATGAAATGTCTATACAACATCGTGAGGTGTTTCACGATGGAACGACGGAACTGAGGCGACCGACGCACACTTCATGAGCAGCGTGGATGATGGGAAACACATAAACGGATGCCGTGTAGTTCAACTGGTAGAGCATCGGCCATTCCTGAA